CGCAATAACAACTTGATTCGCTGTTCCCGTAAGCGTTCTGCCTGTAAATGTATCCGCTGCCGTTTGTGTAAGTATGCCGTCAGTATTGTAGCCAGCCCATGCCGTTAGAGTCGCGTCAGAAGCTTGGAAGTCGCCTGTTGTCGGTGTAAAATCTAAGTTTTGATCGGGAACCGTCCACGTTCTTGTCGTTGCTGTTGAAATAGCAGAAACCTGAAAAGCAAGTTCTTTTGTAGTATCGCCGTCATCTAAAATACGGAAAGCCGTATCAACGAACTCGGAAGAAATTGCTGTTGATCCTCCGCTAAGATTCGGGAAGAACCCTCGAAGATCAATTTCGTCAATAGAAGTCCACGTTCCTGAAGCAGCCGTTTGATGCCTTAAATTCCACTGAGCTATCAAGAATCCAGTGCCTTTAAATGCTTCTGGGATATTAAAATTAGCATACTTGCTGCCATCAGAAGTAACCATCGCAGCACTATTATAATAACCACTAGGAAGGTTAACCATCAGCTTGCAGTCACCTGTAACTTCTGAAACAACACCCCAAAGAACCAAAGAGAAATACTTTCCTGACATCGACCCTCCAGTTGAATCTGTCAAGAGAGCATTCATGTCCGTGACTTTGTTGTATGGTGTTACATTGTCATTGACAACATACAAATCCGGTGTTCCCGCAAAAGCAGGGAACGTATGATCGTGGAGTTGAAGAACGACACCGCTTGCAGTCGTGATAATTACGTTGTCGGCAGCACCACCATTCGGAGTGATCGTAAAAGTCTGTGCAACACCACTTTTCCATGTAGCGTTCTGAGTTCTTATCCACGCATTAAGATGTGAGATATGACCTTGATCGTTTGAGTCTATGAGATGATCCGACCACTGGTGGACTTTGTACGCCTGATCTGTTTGAAGGCTTGCAGCACTTTGACAAAGAACGGTAGCAAGCGGGACATGTTCCGCTGAAGGAAAAGACGAGGTTGACTTTGTTATTACCGTCTTCGCTGACTGCAAAATATAAAGATAGTTCAACACTGGAGCTGTGTCAGTTCCTGCCGTTAACGCCACCGTCTGAGCAGGTGTGCAATCAAGAGTGGTGAACTCGTCGGAAAAGACAAGTGTAAGGTCACCACCACCACTTTTCTCTAAAGAAAGAGTTATTGTGGCACCGTCAGATGTTACCGTAATAGCGGGGTTTTCTAAGATAGTACCATTCCACCCATGAATCGCTGTTACGTCTACGTTTGCAGAAAGGTCATAATCGAATGTCCCCGCACCACCAGTAAACGTTAGATGGCTTCCTCCCGTTGGCGTAGCTGCAACAGGTGCAAGACCGACCTTCCCGACAAGAATTTCACCGTCAGCAAGTTCGGCTGTAGCTCCAAGATTGAAACCTGCACCACCACCACCAAGCATAATCCCATTTGTCGTTTGCGCTCCAAGGCGAGTGTTTAGTGTACTAGGGGCGACAAATTTACTGGCCTCTGTAGCTGTGGTTACTTCCGCACCAGTTGCAATTGCTGACACACCTTTTTGTGCTGTGGTCGCATCCGCTATAGTTCCAGTAATGGTATTGGTGGCACCACTAAATGACAGCCCCTGAGCAGAAGTACCGACAACATTAGTAACACCAAGAGCATCAGGTGTTGCCGTTCCGGAGTCAGTAGGAAACGATGCACCAGAAGACTGAAACATCTTCGCCCACGATGTAATAAAAATATATACCGTGTCAACGTCTTCGACTTCACAAAACGCTCCTTCCGTTGGTGTAAATGCAACCCATGTCGCGCTGTCAAATTGCACGATGTCATTAAAACTTGCGCCGTCCCAATCCGCATGTACAACCCCACCACCACCATCGGTGATTATGTATCGGTTGCCATCAATTTCGCTAGGTGGCGCATTATTTCCGTCTGCAATGCTGAGAACTGAATCCTGAGCATCGCCTAATTTGTTGTTTGAGAACTTTATCCACGTCGCAACGCCGCCTGTAATATCAGTAAGAATGTACCCGTCATTCGATGCTGTATCGACCCATATCGTTCCGATTGTCTGTGTGTTGTCTGACGTGTTTGGATGTGTTGCAGTGCTTGTCAACGCCGGCACCGGCATGACTGTGGATATCTCAACCCATAACGTTGTGTACAAATACATCAAGCCTGTATCTGTAAGCCATATTAGCAGACCGGCCTCCGGACTGCGAACATCCCATGTCGATCCGTTGTATACTACATAGTCGGCGTTTGTTGCCCCTAATGCCGTCCATGCCGCATCAATTGCTTGCACGCCAAGAATGTATGAGTCGCCTGTTGATGGCGCTCCCGGAGGAACTACCGACGCGTCGAATACCGACTTCGCATCGTTGCCGTAAGACCACTCAGAAGAAACGCCGAGCTGTGTCCACACAGCCGCGCCGGACGTGTTGTCGGCAAGAATGAATGTGGTGTTTAATCCAGTATTAGTCCATATCGTCGGCACTGAATATTCATAGTCGCTTGGTGTTGGCGAAGCGGCCTTGTTAATGGTCTTGATACCAACGCGCTGTAAGTACGTTACATACTCGTTAATGATACTTGGCATGGCGACCTCTTAAGAGTATGTGTAATTTAGATAATCTCTTTTATAGGCACTACCTGATGTTCCAACACCAACATAACCACTTGAATTCACGCCTAAAGTGAACTTTGTAGCGTCCACCTTTGTGATTGTAAAAACAAGAGAACCATAACCATTACCGTTGACCTCTGTCATGTCCGAGCCTGTAATCTCGATAACATCATTTGTGCTGTAGCCATGAGCAGCCGAAGTTGTAACCTCTGCGTCTGCCGCTTTTGTGATAGCTGTAATCGTAAATGCCGCAGAATCATCCCACACATGCACGAAATCATTCGTCGCCACAGCGCTTGCGTTCTGCGCAAACTGTGTCATAACAATATCATTTCCAGAGTCATACGTGTTCTTAACGATGCGCCAACCGGCAGACGCATTTAACGTCCCCGGTCGGGCGTAAGCTACATAAACAAGATTTGATCCACCATTCTTAGAAGACCGCAAAGCGGCTTGGTCGACAGAGAACGGTATCACCGCTCCTTGCGCGTCACGCCATTGAACTGGTCGTGTCTTTCTAGTCATAATTTCCCTCCCCAGTGAAATCATGACGCTCATCCATGTTGGATGGCTTGCGTCTAAATCAAATTATAATTTTAATTTGACAATACCGCAACAAAAAAAAACCGGAGACGAATCCCCGGCAATCACAAAAAGTAGATATACACGAATATTAAATGGAGTATAAACGCCAATAAGCTTACATAACTAAAGCGAAAAACACCACATTATTCTGTGGTTTCTTCAGGTTGCGGAAGCTCTTCAATCTTGTCTTCCACTTCGTAATGCTCTGCAACAACTTCAACAAGCTCTTTTTCAGCCCTCTTTTGCACTTCGAGTTGATTAAGAATCGTCATTTCTGCATTCTTCTTTATCAACAATTCGTGGATCACTCCGGCAGCGGCGATGGCTGTTTTAAATGGTACACCAATCGGTGCTGTGAACTCAAAAAAATGATCACCTTCAAGATGCGAAATGCAAAATTTCGTCGACTCTATTGTTTTAACTTGAACCTCTTCTTCCATGACACTCTCCAATGTTGGTCAATCTGGATAATGAAACTATTAAATATTTTTTGCAAATAAAAAAGGGGGCATCGAAACACCCCCTTAAACTACAACAAGTAAAACTTAACTTAGCACCCACATGGTAATGACAACGTTGCCGTTAAGCGCGGCTGCCCCTTGGTTTTTCAAGAGTACTGTACATGATCCGGCAGCACATGTATGTCTCATGATTTGCATCTGAGCATCGTTTGCGCCTTCGTTATGTACGCTGATAAGAATACCAGATGTTACAGCGATCTTACTGTTTGTCAACGTAAACGTTTGCGTTGCCGCCGCCGCTGTTGTAAAGCCGGTGAAGGTATGGACTGCAACATTGGCGTTAATGGTGCTTGCCGATGTCGCACTCGCCTGAGTGTCAGTTACGGGAACAACATCAACAATACCCGCCGCATTAAGCGTAAGACCCCCACTACCCGCCAAGATGTCGGTTGTACCCGCACCAGTTGTTGTGCCGATGGTAATTACGTCGGCAGTTGCCGCCGCACCGATGTTGATGGTTTTTATACCAGTACCACCACCGCCGATTTCAACGGTTCTTGCACCCGTACCACTAGCGAACTTACATGTTCCAGTGTTTGCACCCGTAGACGAAATCTCGTATGTAGCAGTTACGGCACCTTCTAATGTAAAGTTGCCAGTACCGGTCTTCAGAGACATGGAAGACGCGCCGGTATTACTACCGATGATTATAGTATTTGCAACCGCTCCGATACCGATATTTACAAACTTGCCACTCGTTGCTCCACCGGCAATGTTAACAGTAGTCGCGCCTTCGCCAGCACCAATTTGAACACTTTGTGTTGCTGAAGAATCACCGAACGTCATCGATCCTGTTCCGGCAGTTCCACCAAGTGTGATGGTTCCGGAAGTTGTTGTGGCAAACAGATCATATTGGCTTGTAGCGGCACCATCTAATGTAAAGTTGCCAGTACCGACTTTCAAGTCAAGAGAAGATGCACCAGTAACGGAACCGATTAGTATCACATTATCAATCGCGCCTGAACCGACATTCACGGCGTTGGCTCCCGTTGCGCCAGTGGCAACGTTAACAGTGGTCGCTCCTGCTCCGACACCGAGATCAAGTTGCATCGTTGCAGAGCTTGTACCGATAACAAGATTACCAGTTTGTGCTGTACCACCAATGGTTATGATACCAGATGTCGTTGACGCGCCGATATCATAATTTGATGTCGCCGCACCGTCAAGGTTGAAATGGCCAGTACCAACTTTCAATGCCATTGAAGCCGCACCGCTAGCAGTACCAATTCGAACGACGTTAGCAACCGCACCGATAGCTATATCAACAGCCTTTGCCGATGTTGCTCCACCGGCTATTGCCACCGTGGTTGCGCCTTCGCCAGCACCAATTTGAACAATATTTGTGGCTGAAGAATCTCCAAGCGTCATTGTTCCGGTAGCTGCCGTTCCACCAATGGTGATAACACCAGATGTTGTGGACGCTCCAACGATGTAGTCGGAAGTTGCCGCACCATCAAGGCTAAAGTTACCAGTGCCGACTTTCAAGTCAAGCTGTGCCGCACCAGAAACAGAACCGATGGTAATTACATGGGCAGCCGCTCCCGTTCCGATGTTTGCTACACCGGCGCGTGTGCCGTTTAAGACGTTCAGTGTTTGTGTTCCCGCAGAACCGTTACCTGACAAGACGTTTACTGTTGAATTAGCAGCACTGGCACCGTTAGCCACGTTAATTGTTTGAGCCGCTGTGTTTGCGCCATTACCAAGAGAAACAGTGTTCCCACCAACACCTTTGGCGATATTCACCGTAGATGCACCGGCACCAGCCGCAAGTTCAAGAGTGCTTGTTGTTGAACTTGAACCGATGGTAATGGTTCCAGTTTGTGCAGCATTACCCATTGTATAAGTCGTCGCCGCAACACCATCAAATGACATGTTACCAGTTCCGGCTTTGAGAGCCAAAGAAGCCGCACCAACGGAAGAACCAACTCCAATAACGTGAGCAGCGGCAGAGTTACCAATCGAAATCACACGAGCTGTTGTTCCAAGACCCATGTTGATCGCATCAGCCGCATTGTCAGTAGCAAAATCCATCTGCCCGGCTTGCAATGATGTCGCACCACCTGAAGTCAGCGTCGTGAACGTTGCCGCCGCCGGTGTCGTCGAACCAATAGCAGGGGGCTTCGCAAAAATGAAACCAATATTTACGGCAGTTACAATTCGTGTGGCATCCGTTACCGCTTCGGCTTCCGCTTGTGTCGCAAGCTCGGCGATACCTTTCGTCGATTCCGACGCGTCGGCTGTAACACTGAGGTTGTCAGCAAAGCCTTTCGGTGTAATATATCGCGCATCGTCTGTACCAGCAATGATTTCCGCGTTTGTTGCACGCTCAACGATACCCGCAACTGTTGTTGATGCCGCCGGCGCTGTTGGAAATGTCGCCCACGCCGCCGCGTTGTAATAAAGATACACGTTTGTATCCTCGTCAAACACCATCATACCGTCTGTCGGAATGGTCTCATCCCATGCACCAGATTGATACTCATAAATGTATGTATCAGTCCACCCACCACCTGTCGAGTTACAAAGATATCTGTTGCCTTGAGTGGCTGAAGCCGCACCGACAGCCGCTTGCGCCAAGACGGAATTTTGGAAATCACTTGTACCACTAGTGCCGGAATTAAGCTTCTTCCACGTTGCCGCTGTTCCGTTGTTCGCCAACAGCATGTACGCTTCGTCTTCTGATGTGTCGATTATAATATCACCAAGCGCATAGTTAACGTATGCAGACGTTGGTGGTGTTGTTGTAAACTTTATACCGGGCGATGGCAATGTTTTGCCAAGATACGCCAAAGGCGATCCCCCATTTCTCTTTCTACCAGCCATAATCCCTCCCCAGAGATTTAATGTTATATCTAAATTGTAGTAGAAATTATTTTAATTGAAAAGAATATAATTACCGCTTTACCGCAAAAGAGGTGTTAGTGTATGTTAACTGTTTACTTTAATATACACGGGGGCATAATGAGCGATAATTTTTCAAACACCTTAAAAACAACAGATTACGACATGTTTTCTTTTAACGAAGCAAACAGACCGCTAATAAAACAGCACGTCGATAAGCTGAAAAAAGCAATACAAGAGCGGAGTCTGCTGGAAATCAACCCAATAATAGTAAACAAACAGTTGCAAGTTATGGATGGTCAACACCGTCTTGAAGCTGCAAAACAACTAGGTGTCGAAGTCTTCTATATTATCACGGAAGAAGACGATGTAATGCAGACGCTTAATATCAATTCGCGGAAATGGTCGACAAAAGATTTTCTAAGATACCATGCCACAAAAAAGACAAATAATGACTATGTTTTTTTGTGGGAAGTCTGCCAACGATATGAAGACATGGAAAGCTTTATCATGTATCTCTTAATGAGAGGTGGATTCGGATGGGATAAGTTTAAAGATGGGCGCTTCACATTGTCGATTGAACGCGACGACATACTCCCGTTGATAGATTTCGCATCTAAGATCTCTGGCATGTTAGAGCAACATCCTGAAAAAGGTGTAAAACTTGGAGCGAAGACGGTGCGTTGCGCTATCGGCGTAAAACGCCTTTTCTATTTAATACGTAAAAATAATAAAACTACTGAGGAGTTCTTAAAGCGAATCGAAACAAGAATTTTCTTCATGCCGCAATGCCATAAAGAGCGAGAATACGTGGAAGCGTTTCTGTTTCTTTACAACAGTAATCTTGCCGGAAAAAATAAAATAGTAACACACAAAGAGGTTTAATGGACGATAATACAAAAAAAATAACCTTCGAGGTCAACAAAGAAGATCACTCAAGAATAAAAGTCGAGGCCGGCAGACTTAGTGTTTCTTTAAGGCACTTCATAATGATGTGCGTAAAAGGGTATTTTGAATCACAAAAGGTATCAAAATGACGACAAACGTTAATAACAAGCGTGCGTTTATACCGATAACGATTGAAACGGTCGAAGAAGTCGACGAAACCAAAGAGCAAGACAAAAAAATCACTGATAAATCGCGCAACGTGTTCGACGAGGCTGCTCAAGAAAAGATGATGTGTGAGTTGCCAAAAGAGGAACGTTTACACCGAAGACGCAGAGAGTCGTATTTGATCATGCAAGCGCGGAAAGAAGAGATAATGCGTGCTGAAATAGCGCAAGAAAATGCTGTTATGCGCGCGTATTTTAAAAAAGTCAGAGCTAACAAGGAGCCGGAATGACGCACCTTATAAGATGGCTGCCGGCGTTGGTGATTTGGACTTTTGCAATGCCGTACCTCGGTTTTAAAACTGAAACATTTCCGAAACGGCTTCTATACGGGTTTTTGTTTTCCGTAAGTATACACACCTTCTGTTATTGCATGGATGTCTTACTAAGCATGGTGGGATTATGAAAAAGATAATTCCGCTTTTGATCATGGCGTTAACATGCTCAACGGCTTGCATTAATGCAGGGACACCGCACAAGCATCCTCAAACGGCACGACTGACACAGCAAGAACGTGATAAGATTTGGCACGAAATTCACGCATGTGTGCATTTTTCAGAAAACCATCTCCGGAAAGCTCATGCCGCCGCTAATCGCATCACGGATTGCGAAATTCGCGAGATGATAAAAAACGCCATTCAAGGGGCGCTGTTTGGCTTTGCAACCAGTGGCAATGGCTATTTTGCGCTTATGACAGGCGCATCGTTGGTCGTTGAAGAGATTGTTCGAAGTAGAGTTAAATACGCGGACAGAGTATTAAAAGAGATAAAAATCGCGCAAAGGTTCGCTACTAAAGCAGACCGCTTGCAAGAAAAATTATGGAGAGATCAATGATAAAGTTACTGTTGATGATGATGTCTTTAACGGCAGTCGTTACAGCGTGGGATTTTGATACGCCTGACGATTGGGATACTCACCCCAATAATATGGTCGCCGAAGACCCCGACAGTATACACGCGCAGATATTGCGTGGTGATAACGAAATGATTGATGAAAATTTTAACCCAAGAGACTGACAATGCGTAAACTATTATTTTTAATCATGGTGTGTTCATGCTTTCACGGCTTTGCTGACGAAGACGACGACAAAATGGCTAATGTTACCGCTGATGTTGTAGAGACACCGAGCGGCTTTACCGTGACTTATAAAGAGAACATGGAAAACTCTTTTTAGTTCGAACGCTTGTCTGGTTCCTGAACATTCATACCGTCCAACACCTGTTGTATAATAATTCCCATGCGCGAAATTGCCTCAACGTAACCACGACGTGAGCCGGAATTCTTAGCCGCGTCCAATGTCGCCTCAATAAGGCTGTCGTTAAACAATAAATTAGCGGCAGCTTTAGGTGCCATGTGTTCCAAACCGGCAACAATAAGGTGTGATGGATCAGCCGTTGTAAGAAACTTTCCAATGCTGTAGATTTTAGCACCCTGAACGGTTGCATCTAAAGCAACGACACCTGATCCAGAAGCATTTAAAAACTTCCCACCTTTGTCAAATGCATTGGCAACTTTTTGAAGTTTTTGTAACTCACTCCAACGATTCTCGCCAACAGCGTTTTTAATAACTGAAGCCGTGTTACTGTCACGTAATACGCTTGATACTCCACGGAAACTTTGACCGCCATCTCGCAACTGTGATATTTTGTTTCCAATAACGCTTTCAACGACGGCACCACGCAATTGATTCGCCTTTTCAATCCCACCGGGGACTTTTTCCAATAACGACGTGACTTCATTTAACCGCGACGGAGTTTTCAACAAGTTCGCGGCACTTTCCGGTGCCATGTCTAATATCTTTGCCGCCGTTGTCTTTCCCGCAAACATTTCACCGTGTTCTTTAATCGCTCGCTCTGCGCTGTGCCACGCATCGGTAAAACCACTGCTTCGCAATGTCGGATTAAGATTTGCCATGTCGGAAATCTCACCAGACATGTAACCGGCGGCATTTTCAATGTATTTTTCAACACCAAGAACCTCCGGCGTGCCGAGAAGGTTGTTTAAACTACGCCTCTGAGCAACCAATTCTTCAACGGTCGCACCATTTCTTCTAAATTCTTGTGCAATCGCGTTTAATCTACCGGCAACAAAACGTTCCCGTGCTGACGGCACCGGTGCCTTCGATACCTTACGCGCACCCTCCGTTAGATTGTCAATAATACCCCTAGTGTTACTTTGAATATTACCAACACCCGGAGACTCCAAAATAGACTCCGCTGTGTTATATAACCCCTTATATGCGTCTTCAGAAACGGATTTTATTGTACTTAATGTGTCTTTAGCCAAAACACCAGTTTCTGTTGCCGTCTTTGGCGCATTTTTAGATATTGAACCCATTATGGACTCATACGAATCAACGAAAGAATTGACGATTTTCGTTTTCGCAAGCTCTGGAGCTTCGCCGGCTAAAGCCGACTGACCAAGACGAGCCTCAAGACCTTGAATAAAAGAAGAGCCGCTTTTCAAGCCAACCGGAGCGTAAATGTTACGGTCTTTTAATGCCTGAGCAACATCTTTTGGCAACTCTCGTGCAGATGATGCAAGAGCGTTTGTAAACACGCGTTGAACCATCGGCAAGTTTTTATTAACCTGAGTTACATCATACAATTTACGTGCGGCAATGCCAGACCCAACGGTTGCCGCCATTGTAAACCACGGTGGCATGTCTGCATATTCCGAAGCAGCCGCAACACCAGCCTCCGCTAAAGTTCCCGCTGTTCTGCTACCGCTAGAAAAGCCACCGAAAGCCCCTGCCGAGCTAAGGAGTCCTGTTAACGCCTCGGTTGCTGATTCGGCACCAGCGAGCGTTGCAACATCCTCTTCATCAGCAATACCCAATGATACGGCAAGTCTGTTAACGCCCTCTTTTATATCTTGTGTTCTTAACGGTCTTGAAAATTCAGGGTCATTCTCTTCGGCTGTTTTGTAAACATCTTCCATAGTTTCTAAGCCTTGGTCAGCACCGGGAAGATTGGAAACACCAGAGCTAATACCTCGGTAGAGTAAATCTTGCAGATCGCCAATAGCACCAATTGGACGTGAAATAACCTCTCTAGCCGCAACACCCGCCAAACGCTTAAAAGACGTGTCTGTGCGAGGCTCAAATTGTGATGCATCTAGTGGTTTAAATCCGAGCTGTTGAGATACCGTTTTTGGTGGCTCGTCTTCACCAGATTGTTCCGCACGCATCTCTTCACGAACTTGATCTTCCTGTTTGTACCCGGAACGAACGATTTCTTCCGACTGCCGTTTCTTAACGTCATGGTCTTCTATTGGAACAAAGCCAATCTTTCTCAATTCCGACACGCGGTCGTCTTGTGATTGCTCATCCCTCTGTGGTTGCGTACCAAATGGCTGAAAACCCATATTCAACTCCATCACTGTTTAATTGTAAACATCTCTTCGTTTTCCTTGTAGACATCGATTGGGATTTGACCAATCTGTCCTGTCTGGTTATCTTCAACCAGAATATTGCCGGGGCTTATCTCGTAGTTACCTTTCTTCACAAAATCAGATTCACGTTGGTCTGAGGCAATATCACCTAAAATATTCGACTTTATTTTGTCAGTCCACTCTTGGCTCTTACCCTCTAACTTTTCATTGACCTCAGACCTTATTCTCGGATCAGATGTGTTACCGTATTTTTTAAACGCTTCGTCAATTAGGCGCTTCTTCTCAGCCTGAATGTCGGCTGTCGCCTCTTGCATCAACAAAATACCCTCGTTGGCTTTGTTGGACTTTCCAATACCCGGCATCCACGTTTTGTTTATATAATCGAACTCCCGCTCGGTTAAACGTGGGAACAAACTTGCATATTGACCCATCAACTGTGATGTCGCCTGATCTAATTGTATCTGCTCATCAGACTTAAAACCTTCTATACCTGTTGATGATGCCAGTAAACTGCGGAGATATTTTCCCGATAACAAGCCTGTTTCTGTCTTTGATAACACGGCACGCGCCGATGCAATACCACGTAAAGCTTTTTGAGCTTTCTCGCCTTCATCCCATCCCTCTTTGATGTAATCTTCCGTCAACCTTACAGCCGACTTTTGAGCCTCTTTATCACGCAGTGCCTCCGCTTCTTTGTTTGACTTCCACGTGTTAATAAGAGAGTTCGCTTCCGCTGTCGTCCTCCCAACAAATTGATTTGCCGAAATTCCTGTTTGAGCTTCATAAGATTTCGCAAAGTCTTGGCCGATAATACCTTTGTTCAAAGACGCGTTAATTTTACGAATCTCTACATCATGTGCCGCAACCTTTTGTAACTGATCCGGAGTAACACCCTCTAGCGAAGCCAAGAACTCCTCGTCGTTAGCACGATCCGGAAACAACTGCTTCGCCAACGCACGCGTTTGTGCAGACTGCGTTTTCTTAAGCTTCTGCTCAGCAAGCCCCGATTCTAAACCGGAAGCCATGCCCTCCATTGCTATACGAAGACCAGACCTTGCCTCCGGTGGCGCATCAAATATCTGTACCATTACTAACCTCCAAATAATTTACCAACAAGACTCGGAATGGCCGCAGATAATCCCTCGCCTGCCGACTTGCCAAGAGCGCCTGCCATCGGTGCCAAAGGCGACTCTTGACCTGGGGTTCTCTGCAACGCGAACGTGTCTTTGCCAAGACCAAGACCAAGGGCTTTTAACAACGATTCTATATCCGCACGCTTTTCACCACCTAAAGACCCTGCAATGCCGAGACCTTGTTGCGCACCAGAAAGCTGATTTTGTACGCCCGTTTGCTCTCCAAGCCGTAACATCTCCGCAAGTTGACCTGACAGACCCGTTTGCACATTCCCCGCTTCTCGTGCCAACGACTGATTCAACGCACTACTTTGACCACCACCAGCCGCACCAAAACGCTCCTGTATTGCCGGCAACATCTGCTCGGTAAAGTTGCGCATCGCAGGATCGGCAACGTTCTGTTGAAACGATTGTGTTGTTCGTGTCGGATCAAAACCACCTAAAGCCGGTTGCATCGCTTGTTGTAATTGTGCAAACAATGGACTTTCTGTCAACCCCGTGCCAGAGCGATTGAACGTCTCACCAATCTGAGGCGTTACAGCACCAAACAACGAGCTAATTGCCTTTTGTTGTTCCGGTGACATTGTCGGAACCTGTTCTGTCTTCGCTTTCTTCTTACCTATACCACCAAGTAATGATGATGCCGCACCGCTTATCAATGGCGCTGCTAATGCCCCAAACATAATGACCCCCTATTGTATGGACTGACCGAGATATCGGATATGCCCAAATATTGCGCCTGTCGCCTGTACGGGTATCCACCCGCGAGCGATACCACTGCCACTCGAAACGAACTCGGCATATATTGTATTATTATTCACTATCGGCACGACGTGAGTATGGTTTACGTGCTGATATGTTAAGTTCTCATCGCTACATGTTCCAACGTAAAACGGCGATCCGGAATCAAACGATGTGTATGGCAATTGCAACCGAAGATTGCCCGCGCCACCACCACCGAATGCCGACCATGAAACCGTGAACCACACATCTACCATCAACCCCTGACGGAAATACCATCCAGTTTGTGCCGTGTATGTTGGCGTTCCCGCCGTTCCCGATCCATATACCGTCGGAGTAAACTGCTCAAAGCGACCATTTACTGTCGATGCAATATCACGAAACGATGTTATAAGCTCTGTTGTGCGCTGTTCTTCATTGTCGCTTAAGAAGAAGTCCGTGTTTAATGTCATGACAACCTTCCCGCCGGTTTCGCATATATGTTGACGGCGTGGATTCTTACGTTCGCTTTGCTGATAGATGCGTCCGCTAACTGTGCATCCGAAAGTTTAATACGTAGTTGAATTACATCCGCAGTCAATCCGACATACGCACGCACCCACTCTTTCTGTCCGAAGTCCGCTGTTGAACCAACGGTTTGTGTCAACGTCGGAACATCTCCGGAATCAAAATCAGCGTAGAACTCCACAGTGAACTCAAGGTCGTCCTCACGGGTAATCAAGAAGTCAATGTAACCAATTGTAACACCTCTGCCTTGATCGGCGAACGGATTGAACCGTGGAAACGGAACGTCGAAATTGATGGCATCGCCAAGATCTGTGGACGCTTCTTCATTAAGAATGTTGTACACAAATCCGTTCGTTGATGCTGTCATCGTCAACGGGTAACCGCTTTGAAGCGCTTGATCCCCCCATAACACACCGGAAAGATCATCGAACGTTTCTGTCACGTAATCACCGAACGTCTTGTCAACGGCAGTAACCCAATCGCTGAAGCACGTCATTGTTAACGTTCCATCGGAACCGTCTTTAAAGGCGTACTTAAACCACGCGTCGTCTTCGTAATTTAAGCCAAGAATCTTGTTGTTAGCTGTCGAAACAGGTTGCGTTGGATACGCAAGCCACGACTGATCAAGACGATCCACGCGCTTCGCATAGCAACCAGAGATATAATCCAAGTCAATGTCGTATGTAAAATCAGGGATCTTATCGTCTAATGTTGCCACATCAAGACCGTCGCAAGTAAGCAAACGCGCGTCACCGACAGCCGTTACCACCTTGTCATAAACCGTAGTACCAAACGTCGACTTGCACTTTCGCGAGTAGTTGATCTGTTGCCATGAAAATGGTAATGCCGGATCGCCAGTATATCGCAACTGCCATACAGAATTTTCAAACCACACCACAAGCGTGTTCTTGACGAATGCCGCCGAAACAATCTCATCGTTGGTCGGCGCATCGTTGAAACCACCCTTTCCCGGTATCAATGAATCCCATACCGTTACGTCTCCATTCTGGCTCCAACGCACGCGTTGTGCATGGCGTGTCGTTCCGTCTTCGTATGTGTTCAATAGCAACATTCTGCCTTTGAACATGAACATCATCAGAGCTGTTTGGACGTTGTTTGACGTATCACCGTTTGTATCAAGCGTGACGTTCGCCAGTGTCGTTCCATCCCAACTCATTATGCGACCTGATGTGTTGTTATCGCAAAAATACATCTTTTTATTGTATTGCAGACCCCATATCAAGTTCGTGCTTGAAGTGATATTTCCAACATCAGTCCACGATGTGCCAGTGGTGTACTTGTACAAATCCGTTGCCGTGAACGCCAGAAGCTGATCGGCAGTTCCGCTTGATCTATTGAAATGAAAAAGACCGCGTATTGCGGCCGCTCCACCACTCGGCTGACCGAAAGATGTTACACCTGATCGTTTCGTTAAAACACCACGGCGAACATACATGTTCTCCATACCGGCAAACGCTTCATTCGGCAAAAGCCAAGGATCTACCGCTTGAACTAGACCCTCTCGGAAGTTCGATATAAGAAAGTTTTGATACGGCATCTTCCCTCCCCAGAGATTCTTCCATTCTCAATATGCTAGTAAGCTCAAGTAGCTGCTCGCCAACCTTGTCACTACTGTTACGCGCCTGTTCTGAGGCTTTCTGCGCTCCAAGTAGGCAATTATGAAACTCCATCATCATGATGACAGACCGCTTCGGTGCGCAATCACTAATTAACTTCGTTTGATTGTTGCCGTCCTCTTGCCATGTCGTCTCTAGGTAGTTCGGACACTTCGTTTTATACTGTTTCCAGTACGGACATTTCTTATCACATGTATCGTTGACCATAACCACTCCTTAATCGGCGCTGCAAATTATTCCGACTCTCGCCTTCGGTCTGTATGTTGTACCGTGACTGTGAGCTGTTCCACCGCCTGTTGATCCCGTAACTTGTGCCGATCCAGTGCCGCTAGTAGAAAAATATGTCCTAGATCCACCACCAGCACCATCGGTATAACTTCCCGTTGCGTGAGTATGCGCCGGTGTTTCTGCCGTCGTCAACGTATGATCCGGTTGCGTCCATGTTCCGGCAGTCGCCGCTCCTGTTGTGTATGTCGAACCACCTTTAATTGCCAAAAGCTCGTCGCTTGGTGTTGCATCAATCGTCCATCCGGAAGGTGCAACATCGGCGTAAATCCAAATCTTGAATGTGTTCCCGCCCGGTATTGGATCAACTATTGCCGTCCCCGCTGCTAATCGAGCGGCACCAATGCACGCCTCAATAGCTGCGTTGTTATCTCTTATGTATGCTCCACCAGCCTTTATCGTTGTCGCGTCTGCCGGCTGCGTTTTTGCCCATGCCAAAATATACCCCCCTACCAGTTCGGCAGCGGACGTTGTTCCGTCAGCGCCAAATGTTGATATCTTCCAATCTCCGCAATACGTTTCATGTATAACGGATATATACCTGCAACACGCTCATCGTCGCTAAGGTCTTCGACAATCTCAAGAGCTGTGCCGTAAGCAATAACATATCCCCACTCCTCGCGCCTTGGATAATCACCATCGGATGAGAACGCGCCCGGTCGCCTGTATGAAGCGAACTTCACAGTATACGCATCGTCAGGTGTCGGACGGAATAACAACTTCTCTTGATACCACAATACAGCCGTCGGCTGCGTTTCGTCATACGTCGTTGATTCCGGAAACTTGGAATAAAACAATGCCGGATCAAGATATAAGTCTATCGGATCGCCGGCAATCGTCCACGGAGCTTCTAGCGTGATGTAATAATCTTCGAAAATCAATGCCGTAGTTGCATCGACTTGTGTTGTTAAATCATACTCTTCTGTAGAAGCTACCGTGTCGAATGAAAAAAACGTGCTAAGCTCTAGCGGTTGCACTTCGACGGGAAAGCGGAGCTGATAATACCTGTTTATGTACGACAGCAAATCCGCGTCCGACAGTTGATTCGTACTCTTAAGACCCGTCAAAGCACGAACTTTCGTTTTAATATCAGCTAATGTCCACAATCCCAATGCCATTATGCTACCCTTACTTTTACTTCTTCTTCTTTCTCGAATTCGCCAATGATAACGCAACTGTACCGTGGTGTTTCTTCATAGACCTTTTCAAGCGATCCTTTTGAACCCTCGGACTTGAGAAACCGTGAATCACGTATTACAATGCTCTCAAGATGGTCAACAATTTCTTTCTTCAACTCAATCTCTTGACCGTCTTTAATGCGTACCGGCTCACCGTTGTATGTGAACGACGCTCCCAACTTCGGCTCGAAGATGTTTCGAAACTTGATCTTGCAATACTTAACCATCTTCTTTTCTTTCTTGAAAATCGGAACTTGCTTTGTTTTAACCACTTGCTCAACAAGAACGCGCTTGTTTTCTGAACCCGCACGCATCATCTCGTTCGCTTCCGCAAGCATCTCGTCTAACTTTTTGATCTTGTTCTTGTATTCAACCTCGATGTTTCCATCTGGTTTCTCAAAACGTTCAACGTCGATTTCTTCTTTTTTAACCATTATATTCTCCCCCAAAGAGGGAGCCGGCATTACCCGGCTCCGTTTACTTACGCTACATCACCAATATTGGTATATTGATCCGCTTGACGCGCCTCTACAAACAAGATGTCATCATTGGCACCCATGATTGTTGTTCCCAACGTAACACGGTAACTACCTGATGCGGTTACAACCTTTGAAACGTCTTCCACGGAGTTCAATGCTGAACCGGCCGCGAAAGTTGTATATCCAGTTGTATCCAAATCGATAGTGAATGTTGTTGTCGCAGGAACTGTCAGAATCTTCACAAGTTGATCGTTCAATTCGACCATGCCCCCGATATCTCTGAGGCGTATTTTATCCCCAACGCTGAAGCCGTGAGCAGCGGCAGTTGTTCCCTGCCCATTTACTGCCTGAGTGAAAGCGTTAAGTGTCGCTTTGTTAGAGGCAATCGAAACGGTTTCTAGTGGTGTGAAACCATTAGATGTCTCAATAGCTCTGTTTGTTCCTGTGTCGTCGCAGATTTCTGACAACGCATAACCCGCTGTCATATCACGATGCCAGTAGAACTTAACCTTTGTTCCGTCAGTCTCAAACTTAGTGTAGTTCCAAACTTCAACGGTATCCGGAACGAAACCGACCTCAAGCGTGTATGCTGTAGCACCCGCAGATTGGATTCGGTATTTTTCCATTCTAGCCATAATTACTCCTCCTTAGCTGTGTGTCGCTTTTAGATTGACCATGAAATTGTCATTCAAAATTCGACTAGCGTGCATGATTTTCCATCCCATCGTGGAACGTTGCTCAAGAGGATCGTCACCATGTCCTAAAGGCTTATAGATCGATGTTGACATCGCCTGATTGAGCTTGACAGTACCGTATGCATCTTTACCAACAACGAAGTTGCTGTATGTTGAACCAGACAGATAAGCAAGTGGTGATAGTACCCAACGTGTATTACCAACAGAACCCCATTCAGCATCAATAACGCCTTGTTGACCGGGATATCGATTCACTGGAATGAACTCATCGATGTTATCAAGATCATCAAGTAAATCTGTATGTGCAAGAACCCAGTATGAGCTTCTGACCGGCGCTGTACCAAACTTATTGGCACCGTCGATCATCGGCATAAAGCGCTTCGCACTTTGACCCTCAAGCGTTTTAACAACTGTTTGTATGTCAGCGTATGTCAACTCAGTAGGAGTTGAACCGTTCACACCGTTGCTACAGTTGTCTACGGACGCAGTACTCGCAAGCATGTCTCTAACAAGCTCGTCGATTGTTTCACCCATTTGTTGGCCTAAAATATCTGTCGTCTCGTTCAAGACGTTGTCTTCAACGATGTAATCCACTTTGTCTGTGAGAGTTACATAATCCGTTCTGTTACTTTCGGCTCTCTCATGCCTATTGACCGTTACCGGCGGGGGAAACTCTTCGGATTCCCCTCTCTATGTTTCCATAGAGTTCAGACTGTCGCTTCCACCTCTCGGCAGTTGGAATACTCAGTCGTTGCAGCTGCTCCTGTCGCATTAAGCTTCTTTATCTTTTGATAAAGCTCCTCACGGCGAAGTAGTTCGTTTTCAGACAATCCAAGCTTTCTATTATGTGGAGTCTCCATTTTATCGAAGAATTCCAATATAATTTCAGCGTGTTGCTTTTTCACAATCAAATACGGCATCACATTATTAATAAAGTCAGGCAAATTATTGCTCCCACTTAATGCCCAACGCCATATTGATCGTCTGTTACGAACGCGTTCTTCTCTTACATTGCTATATCCAGTTGTTTCACATAAAAGATCAGGTATCCTTCTATCAACCATACCAATAGAAAACATCGGCATGTATTTCGGATTTTTATAATTTCCACCTTTAAGGCATTTAGCCTTCGGTGAAATCCTTCTCATCATAAAACAACCTTCTCCATCAATAATACCAGCGATGTAAGACCAAAGAACCGCTTGCTGAGGGTTATCATGCATATCACACTCCTTATGTAAATCTCTTAAGTATAACATGTTTAGACTTTCCCCATTAATCAATTCCAATTTTATTACGGCAATTATGCGGCTTTACCGTACTGTTGTAGCTGAACTGTAAGATCAGTCACATCAAGCGAACTGCCCGCAGGTGTAACGCCCTCAGACAATGGTGTGGTGGCTGTCGAAATGGCTGAATAACGACGATATTTCACAGTATCGCTGTTCTTAGCCGGAAGTGTCTTTTGTTGTGCAAAAAGATTAAAAATTTGATTTCCGCGAGCGCGAGCAAGCAGCAACTTATCGTAATAAGTATCAACTGCCGGCGCGACTTCGGATGTAGTCGTCATATTAGCCATGAACCCTCCCCAGAATGAATGGCTTACCGGATGTTATTTTATGAGTTATTCTCCGTTTATGATCTTGTTGCTTTTCGCAAGGATCTCGTCGAAGCTCATATTGTCATAAAGTTTTGCTTGATTTAACGCTCCGGGCGTTCCGACCGAACTGGCACTGCCAGCCTTTCCAAGATTTGATTCGACGCGCTTTGCGTCCTTGTGTTTGGTCGTACTTGCCAACGTATCTTTGTAATACGCCTTAGAGTCTAAACAAGCTTCATAAGCGGTTAAGTATGGATTCTCCGACTTCAACACAGCTTTCTTAACACTTTCTGGCAATGTCTTGCCGTACTTGTCTATGACCTGTGACATATCTGGACGTTCCACTCTAGCTTCTAATTCGGAAATCTTTGAAAGTAATTGGTTGATCTTCGGATCGAAAGCATCCGACGCTTCCCCATAAGTCAGAATAGACCCTCTGTCTATCTCCGGCTCAGGTGGCTTCGTCAACTGTTCCAATCTTGCATTCAACGACGTGATCTGAGAACTTTGATTTCTCATTGTCTCATTAGCACGCTTCCAATTGATCTCCTGATCACTTAACTGCTTATCCTCAGTGTCGACCTGAGTGCTTACGACCTCAGAAGATTCTTGTTCCCCGCCGACTGGAACATTGGATTCATCATCCGTAACGACTTCGCCATCAATACGTGGCATATCTCCCCCTTACCTTAAAATAATTATTACAACATAACGTTATGTTGTAAAGACTTTTTTTTACTCAGTTCATAACATGTTTATAACTTTGTTGTGGTTCATAACTCGGCAGTTATGCACTGCCTATAACCAAACAATAAACATATCTTTTTAACCGTAAAACAACGGCTTACGAACATCCCCACAACGCCTTAAGAAGAAGAATAGTATATCTTTAATAATAGTATTCATCTTAACAGTGTTGGTATGTCCGCACAATCCCTCGTTATCAACGAAGAATTGCCTTCATTTCCAAAACACCCTGTCGTGTCAACGCCAAGATCCATCGGAAGTATCCACTCCGGTTCAATCAACCCACGATCCCATATAACATGCCAACACATCGCACCGATTAACTTCGGTGGCTTTCTGCTTGTGACGACGATGCCTTCGCGGATGACATTCCATAGCAACTTATCCGGCTTATGGGATATCGTGATCCAGAAGTTGTTTAACCCCTTCTCTTTGTTCGCTTCTTTAGCAACACGATATAACGTCTGTGACAACGTGACGGAACGCATCGCCTCGCGCGTTTCACCTATCTGTTGCATAAAACCTCTTGAGTTAGCCTCTCACTTAAGCCGTTCAACAGTTGCTTTCTCATATATGGTCTAATCCAAGAAAATTCTTTTCCAGACATACGTTCTTCAATAAATCTATCAATCGTTGAATCAATAGTACGTTCCAGTGTATTAACAGAACTTTTCAAATAATCGCCAATCGAGCCATTAACATTTGGTATAACGAGCGTTGCTTTTGGCTCGTCTCTTTCGATAAGATACTCAGCAATTTCCTCCACCAACATAAAATGATTATGCTCGTATTCATCCGGTGTTGATGTCGAACTCAAGACCGTTCTTTCATAACCTTCTATAAGCTGTTCTATACCCATTTTAAGACTTCCCTCCAATAAGATGCGCTATACCCATGACAACAAGACATGCTGCCAATACAGCTAAACAAACACCTACCGGTATCAACACCGGTGACCACACCCACCACCATGACCAATTAATATATCCTGTCAGTTGAAGCGCAATAAACAACAACGTCAACCACCAACAAAAACCCATACTTGAATTAACACATTGATTTTCCATAATATCCCCCTTTAAAACGTGGCGTTTAGGGTACGCCACAAACCCGGCGGAGAATACCAACTCGCCTAAATTGGTTGTACGACATCGGCTCCCTGTTGATCCGCACTAAGACCGATGCTTTCATAAGTATTTTCAATAGATGCCGACGCTTCGTCTCCGGCCTGTTCAACTTGCGTTTCTTGAGACGTTGCTTTTGCAGCCTGTTGCAACGAGAACAAAAAGTTCACGCTTTTCATAAGCTGCTCTTGTTCCATGCCCTGAATCTCAGCGGCAGCCTTAACCATGTCAAGAACGGCTTGAGATCTATTCTGAACACTTTCACTAATGCGTTCCCTAGCAAGTCCCTCGTTCGCAACAGCACGTTTCTCTTCTTCTTTCGCAAGCGCAAGCCTGTGAATTGTTTCCGCGTTTGCCAATCTTGCCGCGATTTCTTCTTGCTCGGCTTGCTTGGCTTGCATTTCTTCCATACGCTGTTTCTCTTCATCGTATGCCGCATTAAGCTCCTCACGGTTCGCAACGGGCATTGTATCGATTATAAACGACTCAGGTATGTTTATTCCCACAGACTTCGCTTGAATCGCTTGTGCGTACGCTAAACGGCGTTGTGTGTCCGTTAGCATTGTTTCTTTGATGACGCAGTCGTACTTTCCGAACTCTTGATCGAAAAACTCCGGTGTCGGCTCTTTCTCGGTAATACGCTGTATCTTCTCGGCATTGTAATTTGCCTGTGCAAGCTTGATGATTTTCTGACCCAACAGCTTCTGAGAGTACGCCAAATTGTCGAACATATCCTGAAGAGTTGTAAGCCCGTTATCAGCGCGAGACTTCGCTAGTGTGCCGCTAACTTCGGTATTGCCAGTGTCAGCAACGCCTAGTAGCTCTTCATTAGCACCGGATATCTCTATTAACTCTTTGTTGAGCATCTGTATCAATTGGAAGTCAGAAGCCGAAGCCTCGCTCGGTTGTATCTTGGTAACATCAGTGGGCTGTGAATCAATCGTTCTTTCGATAACGATACCTTGACCCGTCTTGTACAAGTCTTTCTTATTCTTTACAGAACCCTCTTTAACAATCCATCCGCTGTTAACTTGCCGATCCAGTATGTCTACGATTTTTGATCTGCGCTTGTTATATTCCTCCTGCGGATCTCGCAACGCTCTCACAACGCCTTGAATCTTATAGGCATAGTCGTCATACTCGGAATTGAAGAAGCATACCACCGGAATAAACGGATAATCATCGATGCCGTCGGGATTAACGTCGCTGCGCATAACCTCGCCTTGCAAGATGATGTGACGCTCTATCGCCGGAACAAACACCGTTTTGACATTCACCCACGGAAATTGATCTCGATACGCGCTTAACTCTTCGGCCGTTCCATCCCATATTTTCGTTTCACCAGTAATGCTGTCGATCAACAACTTCTTTTTCAACGATGTGCGCTTCCAAAACTCGTCATAAGCCAATAAGTTCGCACCGTTATCATTACGCGCGTAAGGAAGATAGCTGAACTTCGAATCTATCTGACCCTCACGGATCATATCGATATCTTTAGACTGCCCCGGAAGCAACGCCCTCGCTTCTTCGCGCGTTACATACCGACGACGGATGACATACCGGCAATCGGAAAGATCGAGATTCGTAAAGTACGGATCGAAAATAAACGAATTGAAAGGCTCTCTTGAGATGCGTATGTCGCCGTTAACAAAGTCCTTTGTGTAATCCATCCACACAGTAAGCATGTTGAAGCCCGTTATCAACGCGCCTTGAAATGCATCAGACAAAATGTTGTAACCACGCTTACGTTGCATCTCCCATAACAGCACATCAGATAACAATTGCGCCGTCGCTTGATCACTGCCCTCTACAGGCTCACATACTGATGATAAACGATTTCTACGCTGATAACCCGTTATCATCTTGATGATGACTCGTAACCTGTTGAATACGTATGCGTTACGTCCTTCACGTTTCAGCTTAGCTTTTGATTTGGCATCCCACTGGTCACCAACAAAAAACTTGAGGTCGGTATACGCCTCTGCAATGAACGAATTCAATGACATCATTGACTGTTCGTAAGATTCTGTGAACTCATCAAGAATCATTTTGTTTTTGTTTGACATGTATTACCCTCCCCAGAATAATCGTGTCTTTAATCAATCGTCCTTAATATACGGTTGTACTCTTCAAAGTCGCTGTGTTCTGAAGATTCCGGACGCGTTGTCGCAATTGCCAGATATCTGAACGCATCACTTCCATGCGACCATTTGTCGTGTACCGGACGATTCGCGTAACATTCGGTCTTTTCGTTGTACTCTTTGTGATATTGCTCTAAACACTCAACACCCTTTTTAGTACGCTTCTCGTGAAACCAACACTTTGCAAGAACCCGTCTGGCAACATCAATCCCCTCCATCAATCCGATACTTGGAACTATACGCGCCTTTATGCCAAGCTTGTATAAAACCTCTAAGCGGCTCACACCAGTACCTAACTCGCGAATCTTCGCATCATGCGGAAGCCAGAAGTCGCCGTAAATATACGATTTCTTGTTAAGCCATGTAACATAATGACTTAACGGCTCACCACTGCTTTCATAGTAGTCAATGACATGGATCTCATTGCCACAGACCTGCCACAGCCATAAACACGTCGAATCGTTCATTCCCAAATCGAAAGCAACATGTACTTTTGCAAACTGTTCGTATGGAACATTGCAGATGCGGCCTTCAATGCGCGCCATATCCATGAGGCGACCATAATAAGTACCCTCTATGCCCCTGTTGAAGGAGCAGTAATATTCTTGTTGTATCAACTCCTCGGACATACCCTCGCGGCGTTCCGCATCCATATCCTCTTCGTCAAGCACGTGCGTATCATCAATGTTCAATGACGAGACATACCAATCCGGGTTGCCAGAAGCCATCTTACAAAGATCATAAGCCCAATTCTTGCCTCGTGGTGTGAAATTGAATAACGCCCACCCTCCGTTAACACGCAAAATCGGGCGTATATAATCCCACCCGATCGGATCTTGAAGTGAAAATTCCGAGAAAATAACACCGACAGGGTTGATCCCAACGTTGTCAATGTTATCAATACCGACGACTTGCAAAATAGAACCGTTGATTAATTCGACCAACAGCTCCGAATTACTGCGCTTCGCAATCAAACATTCCGGTATGCGCTTCATGAACTTGATGCCTTCATTATCCATGCCATACCACAATGCACGCTTTCCCAACTTCGTCGTCGGGTACGTATACAAATAATAACCAACACGATCCAACATCGCGGGAACCATCACCGAAGCAAACGCCGTCAAGTCTTTACCGGCTCGGCGATGCCACACTTGGATCATTCGCCGATAACCCGCTTCATACGCTTGAACTAAAGGTACTTGGTATCCCCGTGGTTGAAATTCATGCGGTATTTTGATCCTCTTTTCCGCCATCATTCCCCTCATTGACGTTAACAGGAACAATTTTACTGGATGTACCAGCGACCTTGTTCTTCTTAACGACGCTCCCCTTTTCACTGAAACAAACACGCTCGATTACCAACTCACTGCCGGCATTCTTATCCACGTTGTCACGCTGATTAAGCATATTTTTCCCCAAAAATATCGCCATAGCAACGTTCTTTTCTGCTAATTTGAACTGCATTCTCCGTAAACTCATGCGACCGGAGTCAGAGAATTTTTTGTATGTTGAAGAAAAGTCCTCGCCATAATATTCTTTTGAACGGCGATATAAAGTGTCCGTTGAAACACCAAAAACATTGGCAATTTCTCCGTGTGTGGCGTTCAATGTGCAGAAACCCTCTAAAGAACGTCGATCCTTCTCATTGTAGAAGTCGATGTCCTTACGCGGCGCACCCATTTTCTTGGCACCAACTGATTTTGTTACCATTAAGTATCACCTCCCCAGATGAACCATTACGTAAACAATGCGATAAATACCGATCAACGATAACATCGCAATACCCCGGATCGATTTCGACACCGAAACAGCGTCTACCGTTCAAATCCGCGGCAATTAATGTCGTTCCAGACCCCAAAAATGGGTCGTAAACGATTTCCCCTTTTTTCAAGTGATTGCATATCGGCTTCGCCATGCATTCTACCGGCTTCTGAGTTGAATGTTCTGTTCGTTCGTCGGAAAAGTCGCTGCTTTTCCCAAAACAATTCAAGTTCGCAATTTCCCATACCGTTGATTGCTTTCTGCCACCACGCCATTGATGCTTCGCGCCGTTGCGGACGGCATACCAACACGGCTCGTGCTTCCAGTGATAGTCGCTTCGTGAAAGCGCAAAATGTTGCTTCACCCAAATAATGTGGGAAACAAGCTCAAAATCGCATTTTTTTACGGATACTGCAACGATGTCTGTGAACCACGAAGCGTGCCACACATACATTATATCACCCGGAAACAACGAATACGCCTCCGACCAATCAATTCTCATGTCGTTTTGAACTTTGCCAACAGCGCGCGTTCCCTTGCCGGCAACTTCTCGCCATTCGGGATCGTATTCAACACCATACGGTGGATCAGTAACCATCAGCATCGGCTTCTCATCACCAATCAGCCGAGCAACGGTATCAGCATCTGTAGCGTCTCCACATATAAGGCGATGACCACCAAGCTCGTACAAGTCACCAAGACGGCTTCGGGGGCTGTCATTTTTGACAACCGCATCATCAACTGCTTCCGATTCGTCTCCGATCTCTCCAATCGCATCAAAATCGAGTAACTCATTCTCAACAAACCCAAGATCAAGCAAGTCGTCAACATCAAAACAATTAGCCAAGACATCATAATCAAACTCCCCACCAACTTTGTTTAAAACAATATTAAGCTTCTTTACTTCGTCGTCAGACAAAGTTCTGTTCGGCACCCATACATCCAGTTCAGTAATGCCCATATCTCGGAACACGCGCGTTCTCTGATGCCCACCGATCAAAACACCGTCAACATTGACACACGGTCTGTCGATAACGCCGTACTTTTCAATGTTTTCTTTCAATTTGGCATACATGTCTTTGTTGATACGTCGCGGATTCAACTCATAATCCCGCAATTCCGAAACAAGACGCGTTTCCAATTTCCATTCGATACCAAAACTAATCATTAATCAACCTCTTCATAAGTTTGCTTAAAGATATCTTCTTTGACCGGATAGATCTCACCACGGATGCCTTTGATGATGTAATCGCCTTGCTCGGCAGTCATAACGCCTTCAAGCGTCGGAATCGAAAGCCCAACACGAAGACCGGAAAGCATCTCACCACACGGCTTGCCAGAAGAAAGCGCACCGACATCGATAAAATCACACATATCACACCACGTATCCCAACGGAGTTGCAGTGCTTCAACAACAACAGGAAGTTTCTTGTAACGTTTAATCATTTACGACCCCCAAAACCATTTTGTTGACGTCAACAAATTGGTCGAGAACACGTACACGAACCAACTCACTCATTTACGACCCCACCACGCCAACGAACCAATAAATAAAATAATAAAGCCCACATATATAACCACATTAGCCACGTCAACTCCCAACTCCGGTAGCGCCGTATCAGTAGAAACCCAATCAGAATTTTGCATCATGAAACACCCATATTGAATAAATAGCCAAAGCAAGAAGCCACCAACAATCACCGCTCATATAACCACCTTCATGTAACAATCCACAAATGACGGAACACACACATTAACCCAACTCCGTAAAGCAAGAAAAAAAATAGAAATCCAAAAAAAATTAATAATCCACAGACAAGATCTTCATTCATTCGTAACCACCATAACCAAAGTAAAAAACCAATATGACGACCGTGATAGGTTGGAAGACATGTCCTCGTTGATTGTCATTGTATATGGGGTATTACCCCCCCTTTGGATTGTCTTCTAAATTGTACCTTATCAATTTAAAATTTTAATTGCTATTATTTTATTGACGTTGGTCAAGAAGAGAACATAATACGCGTTATGTATGCGTAAACGGTATACAATATATTTCAATCCACCGGCGTGGCCGCGTTCAATAACGTTTGTTCGTATTCTATCGTAATAACTTCTTTAAAAACCCCGCAAGTTGATAGTCTTTTCTTTATTCGGGGAGCGTATAATCTTTATTTGATGGATGTGAAGTCTTTATTTGATGGCTGTGAAGTCTTTATTTGATGGCTGTTCCAACAGCTTTGGCTGTTTTTCTTTGCCACCGATTCCGGTCAACGTAAAGCAAAAGCCATTGAATTAAGCCAATGTAAGGCAATTGAATTAAGCCAATGTAAAGCAAAGAAGCCATTGAATTAAGCCAATGTAAAGCAAAGAAGCAATTGAATTAAGCCAATGTAAAGCAAGGCAATCAAGGCAAGCAATCAAGGCAACGCAAGCGGTTGAAGTAAAGCTGGTGGTCTGTAAATTGTTGGTGGCTATGAATTGACGTACCGGTTTGAAGAAGTTGTTGGCGATTCCCTTAAGTTGTCGCCGCAATACCCGTTCTTGACGGGGCGCTAAGCCAATTGAACGCGCGTTACTCGCGTTCCTTGGCGCGCATTGCGCCTACCGGCTTTAATGCTTTTACTTATTATATGCGATATTTGGATCTTGTCAAGTATTATTTTTAATACGTTTTGTAAGTTGCTGTATATATTAACGTTGGAACGTAAACTTTTTTATTGTTGCCCTCAATTATTCAACCTCTTGTTTTGGGCGTTAAAATAAAACCTTTACACGTAACTAGTTGATATAACCGTAGTTATGTTGCGGTTCACACGCTATTGTGAGGGCACTTTCGTTGTAAGCCATTATTATTTAATCTTTTATGAAATAAACCTTGTTAGAAATTACGTTATCGGGTATAATTGTGTTCAATAACACGAATAACAATAACGAAAGGTAATAGCATGAAAAGAACACTAGATGTAGAGCAAGAGGATGAATTGTTTGATATACTACTAAATACAATGAACTTTTGTGGAAATACTATTGAAGCTGTAAAGGCGTTTTGCCAAGAAAACAACATTGATTATTCAAGTAGTCACGTAAAAGAGCAGACTGAAAATGTCCGTTGCGACGCAAGTTTTTCTTTTTATGTAAACAACAAAGGGCAATAACATGAACGATATACTTAAAGATAACAATTGGGAAAGCTACCCGGAAGTTTATAGCAAGTTGCGCGCGCTTGAACAAGCCGGCGTTAAAATACACAAATTAATTTTTAAAAATTGTTCAACTAAGCAAGTTTTTGACTTTTGGGTGGACGCAATTGAAAGTTACGTTGACGCGCATTTTGATAATAATACAATTGAAAGTAACTTTGGAATAACCATTAACGCCGTTGAAGCAATAAGAGGCCAATACCATTATGACGACGACGATGCTCGGGAATACATTTTAACCCCTTTTCTTGACATGATAGTTGAGGGAGGACACTATATAGAGCTTGCAAACGAGGGGTTCCGTTGGTTTGTTGAACTTGACGAACTTGAAGACGCGTTAAACAATTTATTCGATTAAGTCTCCAGCCGGCGCGTAAAACTTGCGCGCCGTTATGTTTACTTAACAACAAAAGGCAATAACATGAATAAATTATGGCATGATAAATACTTTAATTTCCGAGATTATCTTGAGCTGTCGCAAGACGATTATCGTAAAAAGATAAAATCATTACTACTTAAGCATACCTCTAATTTTGCAAGACAGCAATCGAAAGAATCGCAAGCAACATTTTTTGGATGCATTAAACAGCTTAACAACATAGCGCGAAACAATAATTGGACTTATACTCTTTTTCCGGATTCTTGCCCGTATTCTATGGATTTTGCTTTTTACAATAAAGACGGTGATTTTATGTTTCATGGCGGATTAATCTTGCATGGTCTATGTGAGACCTTTAGCGTACAACTAGAAACAAAACCATTTATTAATTGGTCACTTCATACTTAACAACAAAAGGCAATAACATGAAAGATATACTTAAAGACAATAATTTTGAGCAGTACCCCATAGTTTATAATCGCTTGAGTGAATTAAAAAGAATTGGGGTTAACTTAAACGATTTTCTTGCAAAGAGCGTACCTCTTTTACATGACAGAGACTTTTGGCAAGAGGCCGTTGATGATTTTGTTGAAGCAAACTTTGAAAACAACAGCTCAATTGAAGTTGATATCGTTGAAGCGGTACAAAGACAGTACCCACTTTCACACAAACTAACGAAAAGCCTTATGATCGATCCATACGTTGAAGAGCTTGTTATAAGGGGCGTTTTAGTAGAACTTGAATTCAAAGGGGACTTATTCCACATCTATTTAGATAGATTAGAACTATTCTTAGATAATATGTTTGCTTAAGTTCCCATGCGGTACGTAATAACTTGCGTATCGCAATGATTACTTAACAAAAGGAAATAACATGAAAAACAAATTAGTCACACACTTTCAAAAACTTGGAAATAGCAACTGCATTGTTATACCAAAACCAATAATAAAGCTCCTCGGAATTGACCTTTCGCAAGATATACTGGTACAAACTGACGGGGAGAAATTAATCATAACACCAAACTTTAAAACTAACCAATAAGGAGTTAAAAATGGATAAAAACAAGATAACCGTATACATCGAAAACAGTAAATTCGATGGTAATGAAGCAGAGGTAATAAAGCTTTTAGAAAAGGCAAGCTTACACGATTGCAACTTTAGTAACCGAGACTTTTCCGTTGAAAAGAACGATTTTACATACGTTGAGTGTGAAGACGAGATGCTCGGAAAGATTATATTAAACGATGTCAACGACATAATTATGTAACAAGCAATTTACTGCCGCACAGGTAGAAAACAAAAGGCAATAACATGAAAGAAAAAACATACAAAACATACATCTTCTCTGAACTGGAGGAGAAGGTACAAGAAGACCTTATTCAAGAGTTCCGAAACGTAAACGTTGAGTGCGATTTTTGGTATGAGTACGTAGTTGAAGGCTTTATTGAAGATATGAAAGATTATGGTTTTGACATTGAAAGTAAGGATATACAATTTTCCGGCTTTGGACATCAAAGCGACGGCGCAAGCTTTGAATGCTCGTATATTAATTTGCGAAAGTACATTGACGATATGAACGCAACATCTCGCGACGATTATTTGCAAATACTTGAAGATAAAAACGTTCACGATGTTTATTTTACAATCGGACGTTCAACGTCGAATTATTGTCACAGTAATACAATGCATTGCAATAGTGACTGGTTTGTTGACCTTCCGTATCAAACGAAAGAAGAAAACATTAAGTATGATTATGTACAAACGGTTTTAAACGAACTTGAAGAGCATATCCAAGAATTCGCACGTGACAGGGCGCAAGACTTATATATTGCACTACGCGACGAGCATGACAACATGACAAGCGACGAAATGGTTATTGAATTCCTTGTAGCCAATGAATACGGGTTCTTTGAAGACGGGAGGATGGCATAATGCTTAATACAAATACACTTTCTATGGAGGCGTACTGCGCGATAAGAGAGCTTGACGATTCTTTCGTTGGAACGCACAAATATATCGGTATTGCATGGTTTTGGAATTATGAATACAGGAATTCATTAAGAGGCGCAAGTTATTATCGCCGGCGCTTAGTGCATAAAGCTTTATTAGCCGACGGATTAAACCTTGGTGGCAAGTCAGAGGAGCATAGATGTATAATCGAAAGAATAGCAGGTTTTAACTAGAAACAAAGGAGGCACCATGTATATACCATCAGTTGTATTAATTATACTATTTTTAATGTGGTCAAGTAAAGACTGACAATAAACGATAACAATAAGGAGCGTTAATGGATACAGAAATAATCGCGGCGTTAGACCTGTTTATACAAGGGTTACGCGATATGAACAAAGCAATGGTGTTAATTAAAAAAAGCAATAAAAGCATAGATCCTTTTGTAAAAACTATCGGTAAATTTCTTTGTCATATGGCTATAGAATCCGCAGAAACACGAGAGGGCGCAAAAAAAATGCTTGAGGATCTATTGGTAGATTCGTTTGTGGATTCGTGGGAACATATTAGATCTGAGAAGGAGACAAAATGAGCGCTGAAGATTCTATTGAAAAAATGAAGATGCGAGTTGAGTGGTCTGTTGAAGACCTAAAAAAACAGTTTCCAATGCTGCCTCTTTCCGGTATTGAAACACTTGTCAGGTATCGTGATAATGGATGTCCTGCCGGTTCCTTTACCGAGGCGCTGTTAACCAACGACCTCATGGGAGCGTTTGGTAAAGCAGATTGCCACAATAAACGCGTTATTTGTGACTATTGCGTTCTGATTTACAACTATATGCCCGCCGGATGTCATGGCAACGTTGAAATATACGAACAGTGGATTAAAAACGGCGGGGCTAAAGGGCTTTATGGAGAATAATCATTATGAAGAAGAGATAAACAAGGCTATTACGGAAGAAAAGAAGTTCTTAAGAAGTTGCTTTTGTCATTGTTGCCTCTACATTGGATTGTTCCTTCTTTTCTTTTATCGTGACGCTTACGGAAGTGAACTGTGGTTGTTTTCCAGATTGACATGGCTATTAAATGCGGTTGCTTTTGGAGGGAGTTGCTTCTTTGCCTATGATTCGTCGCGGAGATTAAAGTTTTACAAGACAATACTGGAAGAAATTAGAGCTTTAAGTGACCTTAAAAAAACTACTGATAAACTAATAGAAAAAATAGAGTGGAGAGCATGGACACCAAAATAAACCTTAAGTTACGATGCCAGCGCTATAGCCACCATCTGCTATACTTCCCACCTCCGGTGCTTGTAAATGACACTGGCATTGTGGAAAAATCTGCGCATTCGTTGGACGCAATACTTGCGTATGTTGACAAGAATCGGTTCCGGTACAGCGCTCGGAACTCGCAAGTTCTTGACAGTGAGCAACTAATAAAACATTATAAGAGGTAAAGACATGAAAAAAATAGACAATGAAAAAATACTCGATGAAATGAGTAAATCAATTTTTAATGCGTTTTACAGTTACATCAATAAAAAAGAAAACCTGCTGCCGTTAGCTGACGTATTAATGAATTATATCTGGCAAGCTGCCGCACGCGTTACCGAGTCTAAAGCTGACGCAAAAGCAATCGTTATCCATTTGTTAAAGGCTACTATGGAGGAGAGCGAGGGGCGATGTACTGGATGTGGGAAATTAATGGAAGAAGAAGAGGAAAATAAAGAAGGTAAAAAATGAAAAATCAACTTGAGAACTTTAAAAACACGGCAATGGTTGAGGGATCACTCTCTAATTGCACGCTGCAAGCTTACGAGACCGACATTGTGAAGTTTATAAACTTCTTGCCGGAAGAGAAGGCATGGAACGCCGTCACACAAAAAAACGTCATTGACTTTCTTGGGGTTATGCACAGTCACGGTTATGCAAATGCGACGATAACACGGACGTTTCACTCTCTTAAAAGCTTCTTTAAGTATCTACTTAAGAACGATCTTGTAGACAAAGATCCAACACAATTTATTCAACGAAAAAACAACTGTACAAAGATTCCTGACGTGCTGACGATACCGGAAGTGCAAGCCATGATGTTTCACGCTTCTATAGATAACAGCGCGGCGCGCGACGTTGCGTTGTTGGAGTTGCTATATTCTAACGGCCTCCGAGTTTCGGAGTTATGCGCAATCAAACTGAGCGACATACAGGGCGATTCTATACGTATACACGGCAAGGGCAACAAAGAGCGTATCGTCCCGCTGACGGTTAAAACAAAACTGGCAATCCAGAAATACATTGATAGCATAGAGAACCGTCCCTCTGACTTGCTGTTCTTGAACCGTGTTGGCAAGCCACTGGATCGTGTCGCTGCGTATCGAATCGTTAAAAAGCATTCTTTTAATGCCGGCATTATGAAGAGCGTGTCACCACACACGTTACGGCACTCTCTTGCTACGCACTTGCTTGATCGTGGTGCCGATATACGCGTTATACAATCGATTCTCGGTCACTCCGACATACGAAGCACTGCTCACTACTCGCAAGTGAGTACGCATCTTATTAAACAGGCGTTTAACGAATATCACCCAAACATCGAGG